TTTGTGTTTTTGATCCAGCTTTTACTCTTGGCAGTTCTGGACCAATCCAAGGAGGTAAGAAAACACCTTGTCTTTTACTTTTTTCTCTTGCATCCTTCATACGCTCATTATGACTCTTAGGAACTAGAGGATCTCTATTGGGTGATGTTCCGTATCCCTCAGCCGTAGTTTCTTCTTTAGGACACTCGCATGGGTTCTTACCACACTTCTTACAAGTTTTCTCACCATACCCTTCCATCTTAGGCATGATCTCTACTTTGTTCTTGACACCCTTCTCTTTGATAGTGCCAGTTTCTTCGGTGTCTTTGATAACTTCAGAAAGATCTTGTCTCCAATCAGAATAACCTTCTTTCTTCAGTGCTTTACCAATGGCTTTACGACGCTTGTGAAGGTACTTATCAGAGGAATCTACATCACCATCATTGTCAATGTCCTCGTCTTCCTTGCCAACAGGATCAAGTTTCTTGGCCTCGGTGGTTACACTTCTCTTTTTCGTTTTGGCAGCGAAACCTTCACCCTTATCAGCAGCCTGTTTTGTATCCTGTTTCTCATCAGACTTCTGAATATCACCACCACCCTTCTCAAGGGCTTTCTTTTCACCCTTATCTTCGGGTGCATCACCTTCATCTGTCATTTCAACAGATGCGATCTTAGGATCATTACGCAACTGAGCAATCATTTCTCTAGTTGCATAACGAATGTAGGAAGAACCAGTCTCCTTATGCTTTACACGAATCTTATACTTGGTTCCAGACTTGGTTTCCTTAGTGGTTACTTCAAGAATAAGATCGTTGATTTCCTTTTCATCCCACTCCAGGGATTCCATTCCAGCCTGGTTCTTACGGATTCTATCCTGAACTCTGACAGATGGTCTAGCAGTGCCACGACCACTACCTTTAGCTGGAGAAACAAGTGCTCTAGCGGCTCTTGCAAGTGGATTTTGAGAGGTTTTCAGTTTCTCAGCGGCTTTATTAATCATTCCTCCGAGATCTTCCACCATCTCGGTGTCTTCAAAGAACTCATCCCACTCAGCAGTCTCTTTGAAACCTTGGAAGGCATTGGCAACCTGTGCCTTTTTGCGGGTATCTACAGAGAACAACAGTTGGTTTGCCTCAACATATCTGGCAAACTGTTTTACAGACATCTGATACTTTTCAGCCTGTTCAGTAAAAGCACCTTCCTTACGGACTTTCACCATAGGACGGCGATCACCACCTAAAGGAGGACGTGGAGTTCCTTCTGGATTACTCTTTGTCAAACGTTTTCTAGTCTCCTCTGGCTCAGGCATAGCCGCCTCAGCAATCTCTCTGTAAGCATCAACAAAAGACTGATGCTCAGAGCGAACTTGTCTAGAGTCCTTCATGACTTTCTATAATTTTTATACTGTTGCCTAAGTTTATTTATCAGTTTGTACTGCCCAGGTACTTTCGATGCAGTATATTCGGTGTATTTCATGGTCGCAAACCTCTTATCATCTTTATCAGACACTTCGATAAGATCTTTCAACCAAGACTTAAACATGATGTTATCTTCTGTGACCGCAATCACATAGTTTGCACCACGACGTGTGATCTCACCAATCAGGCCATGGTTCATATTCTCAACCCATGTACCAACCTGAAAGAGTTTCTTAGCAAAATAGTTTTCACGCAGAGTGTCGGGGAAGAGTTTAGGTGCAACTTGCCAACCTTCAGTCTTCACCTTCATACCCTTGCGGATAGTATTATAAAGTTGTTTGGTAGTCTTGTCGTCCAGGTTCTTAGAGATACCAGACTTGAAAGTTTCGTAGTCGTCCTCTAGTGCTGCTTTACGTAGCTTAGATGCAGACATACCTTCGACACCCTCGGCATCGGCATCACGTTCGCCGGCCGATACAATGTTAATCTTCTTAAAGTCGTATAACTGACCATTGTATTTGTTGGCCAAGTTTTCAAACTCTTTAACTCTATCGGACCCAACCACAATATTGACAGAGGAATATCCTTTTCCATGAGCCGCCTTCAATACATCAAAAATAGTTCTGGTCTTTTCATCATCAACGATGGCGTTTGCATGATCAGGAAACATCTGACGCATGTATCCAACTTTATCACTGGCATCCAGAGGATTCTTTTTGGGATCCTGAGAACGTGAAGGATAGATACGATACTGACCACCTTTACCAGCAGTCTGTGCGATCGTGTTGATAAGTTTTTCGTGACCGATTGTGGGGGGATTGAACCGACCAAAACCTACAGTGATTGTGTCGGAAGTTCTTTCCTCAGAACCCTCTTCTTTTTCTTTCTGTGCAGGTTGTTCTGGTTTCGCAGCCTGTTTCCCTTTGAAGATCTGGAGTCTACCCTTTACCGTCTTAGCGCGCAGGTTTCCTTCCTTATCGTACCAGTCGCCATGGTCATTACCCACCAGACCCATCTGTTTGGCCTGTTGAGAGGCCATGGTCTGACCTTCTATGATAGTTCTGACTCTTTTAAAGAAACTCACGGTTTGTCCCAGTTCTTATCTGCGGTGAAGTTGGCCCTTGAGAACTCTAGTCTATCAACTAACTTGAGTGCATTACCCGATCGGATGGCCACAAATCCTTCTGGAGCCGTGACTTGATATCCATTCTCGGTGCGAAGGAAAGTTCCAATCTCTTGGACTTTCTCAAGTTTGCGGATGACGTAGTTCTTCGCTTCAATCAAATTCATGTAAGATGCAACAGTGAAGTATACAGCTCTCTCGTTTTGTTGAAGGAACTTGAGACCATCTGTTCGCATTTGTAAATATTTATCTATCGTCGCTTTGGTCTTTTTTGATGCAATTTCTTTGTTCAACTGTTCATTATAATACCGTGTAAAGTCTTGAGTAACAGACTGAGCATTTACGATTGGTTTACCTTGTCGAATATAGGTATTGAAGAACTGTTTGAACAACTTGTTCATCTGAAACTTACTTACACCATAACCACCAAGAACATCTAAGAATGCACTGGCCTGTTTCAGAGATCCTTCCGCACGACGAACCAACATGTCAAACTGTTGTTTCTCTGGAGGAGTCATATTCGCAGATCCAGTGACATCTTTGAAATCAGAACTGAACACCATCACATCAGGATCATCCTGAAGTTTAGAAACATCAGCACCAAATTGTGCGTTCAGATCATTAAGAGTGGGACCAACGTAGGTGGTATGGAAGACAATTCCAAGTTTTGCACGGAGAGCGCGCTTACCCAAGTCACCAGAAACAGGTATCGCATAGACAATAGTATTGGGTTGAAACGTAACACACTGTTCATTGTTTACCCTGCGAGTGTCCTTATCATCGGTAAAAAGAAGATCGCCCTGTAACACACCAGGAATCTTGTCCTTAAACTTTGAAAGATACTTATAGGAGTCTTTCAGTTTTTGTGCAAGTTGACTATCACCATAGATGCGTTCTGCATCAGCCTCAGAGTAGATGACTTTGGGTGCAGTCTTTGCAAAGACGGACTTTGTTCCCACAAAAAACTGTTTCGATACAGGATCAGTCCCACAAATAATTGCAGGAGCTCCATCCCATTTAGTCGTGACCCTTACGTTTGACTCGGGTCGTGTTAACATTTCTCCAAGTTCCTTGAGAAATGCAATCGAGTTGAAACCACCCTGTTTCCCCTGATTGAGGATGTCGTCTTCAAGGTGTTCTAGGTGCGTGTTCTTTGCCATGACTACAGTATACCAGAGAACTGGCTCCGTGTGAAGGACCTTACACCACCTGAAATTCTGGCCTTGTAGACGGCCTGGACTCTGAGACCAGAGAATTTCTTATCTCCATCAAGACCAGCAGTTCTGGAACTATCCCTACGAATCAAGATGTAAGGTTCTTCAGTTGTGTTTCTTAGATCACCCAAAGTTTGGTATATATTTTTTGCAGTAATCGTCAGTGTATTTGTTTTTTCATCAAAAGAAAAATTAGTAGAAGTTGGACTCGTGAAGGTCTGTTTTAGTACACAACCCTGACCTAAAATATCAGATCCAAATACAAAATTTGTAGCCTCAGCATCACTGGTTTGCATCGCAACACCACTCACACCTTGACCAAGTGTAGTACCCTTTGCATCTCTACCAAGTTCAATCAGTCCTCTCCTATTCAGTTCTAGTAACATATTTTTTGCCTGAGCACCATAAATCTTATCTGCAGATTCCCAGAACTCTGCATTAGATTTTTTCAAAGAAACTCTAAATGTATCTCCACTTAGAGTCAAAATATTAACATCAGATTTCTTTCTACCTTTGGTATCCGTTCCTGCACTTTCCGCAATCAGAGCTTGTGGTATTTTAATTTCTTTTCCTGGTGCCTTGAGAACGATAGTAATAGTATAGAAAGCACCATAGGCCTGATCAAGATACTTATTGATTCCGTTAACAAAATTATCTTCGTTCTCAATACCCGCAGATTTAGTGCCTTGTCTAGATGCGGGATTTGCAAATACAATCTTATCTCCTACTTCAACAACACCAATAGAAGAAACCTGATTACCACCTTTTCCATTTACTATGGGAGTCCTATAGTCTTCATTAAATTTTGCATTTTGATCCCAAAATTCAGCTTCAATTTTTTTGAGGTCTGTAATTCTATCATTGGATAGAATTGATATCCTCTTTGAAGTTTTAATCTTAAATCTATTGAAACCCATCTTTTTTAATCGGGTTTCGATCTCCTGAATAGTAAGAGACATAAAAAAAGAGGGCCTGAGCCCTCTTATTTATTTTGAAGATAATCCTTTTCGTTCTGATAAGGATGTTTTTCTCCAGTCCATAGTTGATAACCCTCTACAAGATCTGGAATCAACCACTGGTCCACCCGATAACAATACTTCCAGTTGACTGGTTGAACACAGTTCAATACCACAACCATGAAGAAAGCTTCAAGGTGAATCCAGAGACTAAGCATCCTCTTCTTTATCTAATGCAGTTTGAATTGCATCATCAAGATCAGTAATTACCTCACGAATCTCAAAGACACGTTCTGGACATGCAGGCCCATAAGTATAGATCTTAGTGTCAGTGAAAAGGGCTTCGCGGACAGCAGCAGCCTGATAAAGAGACATTTCAATGGTTACTTTTTTAGTCATCAGACATCACCTTTTTGACGGTTCTCAGAGTAGTGTACATCAAACTCACCACCAGGGTATCGTTTGACAAGTTTTTCAACATTCATCTCAACGATTTCATCGAGAGTAATATCAAGACCCATACAGGCCTGCATTACATACCACATGATATCACCAAGTTCACGTTTCAGGTGAAATAGATTTTCTTCGGTTGGTTCTTTTCCTTGGAAAACAATCTTCTTCACAACTTCAGTAAACTCACCTGACTCAGCAGACATGCCTACAGCAGCAGTAAG